AGATTTATCAGTTTTTGTTTTCTTATATACGACCTCAGAGACTGTAAACCATCCAATTCCTCTTTCACCTTCATTTATTTCAAAGATGCTTTTTATTTCTTTTTCTTTTAGCTTTTCAATAGTTGAAGGAGGGAATAATAAGTCTTCATTTACATCGTTACTGAGATCATAACAGTTTTTAATTTTAGTTGCACGATCCCAGTCGTCATTATCTTTATATTTTTCTATTAATATATCAGCAATATGAAAAATAGTTTCACAATTTTTTTGTGCTTTTTTAATTGCACTTTTTGTCATTCCCCATTTTCCTTTTTTTAAGGTATCATAGTTATCGATAATAATATCGTGAAGTTGTTTATGATTTTTTATTTTGTTATCTTTAAATTCATTTAAAGAAGAGAAAGCTTCCATTTTACATAGCGATACAAAAGCAGTCTTGTTTAACTTTGAGTGTCTCCATTCACCTTCTTCATCGAAGAATAATTCATTTATATTATTATAAGGTCTATATAAAAATACTTCTTCTACGGCTTTTTCACCTACACCTTTTAGCGAAGTAAGAGGTGGAACAAACGAATTAATTTCACTATTAAAATCCCATTCTATTCCAGAATAATTTATATCTACGTTTTTAATTGTATAGCCAAGATTTTTAATTTCAGAAATTACTTTTGCGCTGCCTTCTGGATCACCACTTTCAGATTGTAGAATTGTAGACAGCCATTCTACTTCATAGTGTGTATGAAGCCATGCTGCATAATAAGAGTCAATAGCATAAGCAATTGCATGCGATTTATTAAAACCATATACACTAAAAAATTCTATTTCTTCCCATAGTTTAGTAGAAACACTTTCTGGAACATCATTTATTTCTTTAGATCCTTTAATAAATTTAGCTCTAGCCGCCTCCTTTTCAGTGTCTTTTGTATGAAGTGTATCTAGCGATTTTTTAACAAGTGTTTTTCTAAGTTTATCACTTTCACCAGGATCAAAACCTGCTAGTTTCTGTGCTAAAAGCATGAACTGCTCTTGAAAAGTTACGAATCCAAATGTAGGGCCAAGAATTTCTTCAATAATTGGGTGTTGATATTTTATATTGTCTTTATTCTGCTTTGCATTTACATATTTTTTATGAACGTTAGCTTTTAGTGGACCAGGACGATATATTGCTGTTAATGCTGCAAGTTCTTCGATATTATCTGGTTTTGCCTCTAAAGCAAATTGCCTTGCGCCTGCATTTGTAAACTGAAATATACCAACAAATCTTCCATCATGATAAACATGCTTCCAGACTTTTTCATCATCTTGTTTGTTAAAACGACAATTTAAATTATCATCAAAAAACTTTTTAGCATCTAAAAACGTAGGATTTTTATTTCCCTTCTTTTTAAGAATTCTATAAATACAATTTTCAACATCTTTTAACAAAGTCAGACCTAGAAAGTCAAACTTTAGAAAACCATTGTCTTCAAGATTTCTAAAGTTCATGCCCTCAGTCCAAGGTGTCTGTAAGTCTCCTCTAACACCAACAATAGGCATATTTTTTGCTAATTCGTCGCCGTCTGCAATAATTACGCCTCCTGCATGTCTTCCTACAGATCTATTTTGCATAAAAAGCTTTTCAATATGGTCACCAACAGCAGGATATTTTTCCATAAATTGTTTATACTCTGGTGAGAATGTCATGCAATCTTCATGTGTTAATACAAATACTGATTTTTCTTGATTCTCATCACGTGCTAATGACATAACTTGATCTTGAAGCGGACCTGTCAATTCATTTACTTCTTCAAAAGGAACACCATGAAATTTTGAAATATCTTTTATTAGTGATTTAAGTTTAAGTGTGTTAAAATTTGAAACAGGAATAACTGAATCATTACCGTATAACTCAATTGCAGCATTAATAAGTTCATCTCGATCACCAGCGTCAGTATCAATATCAGGCCAACTAGTTCGATGTCTTCCTAGAAATCGACTCCAAAGAAGATTATATGGAATAGGATCAATTTGTGTAATACCTAAAAGGTAATTTACAAGTGATCCTCCGCCACTACCTCTAGCAGGACCTAAAAGTGTTTTCTGCTCTGCCTTTTTAAATATTTCATACATTGTTATGAAATAAGCAGAGTGACCTAAATATTTAATATCAGAAAGCTCTTCTTTTGCTCTATCAACATATTCTTTGTTTGTATGTAAATTATTTTCAACAAGAGCATCTTTTACAAGTGAAGTTAAATGCTGAAATGGTGTTTTATTAGGAACTGAAATTGTAGGTAGTTTTGCAGAAGTATCTATCCAAGTGTCTTCAAATTCATTCCATACAATATCATGTGTTCTATTAATAGAGTCTTTAATTAATTCCTCATTGCCAATATAGAATTCATATGAGTTGTAGAGACCAGTAAATTCTTCCCACATTTGTTGTGCATTTTTAGGATAAAGTTCGCATTTAAGCTCTTCAATTGTAGGCAAAACAGTCTCCTCTTTTTTACCTAACCAGCCAAGCTTTTTATATAGCTCTCTTGCCTGCCATGATTCTTGCGTAGGATAATGAGAATCAGCTGTGCTAATAAGCGGAATTCCTGTTATTTTGCTGTGTTCAATTAAATAATCATTTACTACATGTTGTTTTTGTAATTTATTAAATTGAAGTTCAAGTTTAAAATTATTTAAGCCTACACATGAAACAAACCTGTCAGTTAGATTTTGCAAATCAAGCTGAATTTGTGCCCTACTGCTGCCATGTGCTTCTCCTCGTAATATTCTATTTGAATATATGCCACCTAAACAAGCAGTGCTAATATGCAGACCTTCTCCATATTTTTTTAGCATTTCAAAGTCAATACGAGGGTATCTATAAAAACCGTCTTTATATGACAGCTTCACCAAAGTAAACAAATTATTTAATCCTACACGATTACGTGCAGTTACAACTAAATGATAGCGTCTTTTCCACTCGTCTTTAAGAATATCAAGTGACTTTGATTCATCTTCATCTTCTACTACCAATCCGCCGCTTTCATCATCAGCGTCAATATCGATTTTTTCATTTACCTTCTTACTTTCTTGTAAAGTAGCTTTTGCTTCTACGACAGCATCTTTATGAGACTGGTAATCTATTTGCCATTCTTTAAGAGAAGGTACAAAATAAAACTCTACGCCATATATTTGGCGAAATTTTCTTCCACTTTTTTGCATTTTAACTGCATGAGAATGAGCATGTGCAAGTCCATTACCATTTCCGTGGTCTGTAAGACCCCAAGCATCCATTCCTTGTGTAGGCGACAATACGAAATTAATATGTTCAGCAGGATAACCGAGACCATCAAATGTAGATACCTAGGAGAAGGTTGAATGTGCATGCAGACCGACAAAACGATCAGGCTTAATCATATCAAGTTCAACCTTCTCTAGATACCTCCTTTCTGCGTTTAATATATTGTTCATTATTTTCCTTAATAAAAATGTTTTTATATAAAAATATTATATAAAATATTGTTAATATTTACAAATTTAAATAATTAATTATTTAAATTAAATAAATCAATAAACTTTGGATCTATGTTTTTTTGTTCTTCTTCAAGAAGATTTTTATTTTTTTCATATTCTGAAATTATTAATTTAAATAATTCAATAGGAATTTTTAATGTAATTTTATTATAATTTCTAGTGCTTATATACTCTATTTCAGAATTCTCAAAACTTAAAAAGATATTTTCTTCATCAAAAAGTTCTTTATATAAAGAAAAGTCTTTATTAAATATTATTGTTTCTTTTGTGCTCATTTATTCTCCGCAAGGTTCGATATAACAGACAGGTAACAAGAAATTTGAATATTTTAAGTTTTCACAAGAATTAGAAATTACTAACTCTGGAGCCCATGCCCATGAGTTCATTGAAATATATCCTGCTGATGTTTTGTAGCCGTCTATATCATATGTTATAATTTCAGAGTTTTTTGTATATCTACTTGTTTGTCTAAAAAATTTTCCTACTCTTGAATTTGGAATAAAACCGCTATAACTAAAAGTCGTCTCACTTGTAGAAGAAGTTACGATAGTATTATCTATACTCTCTGTGTCTCCAACAGATACAACCTTACCACTTTCAATTGACTCTGACATGTTCCAAACCCTTGCAGAGCTCTGTGAATTTCCTTGTGAAATAGAAGAAGTATTTGTATTAGTAAAAGCATAAGATCCAGTTAAAGAAGAGCCTACTGTTATTTCATTTATTGAACCAAACTCTCTTGTTCTATCTTGGCTTTGACCTGAAATATATCCTCTTTCATTTGAAGTTGTATTTGTGTTTGAATCAGTATTTGCTCTTGACCAACCGTGTGAAGCGCCAACAGTTCCTGAAATGGAACCGCTTGCTTTTGCAAGAAAAGGCAAAGATCCTTCTCCTGATACTGTTGTTGTTACTTCTCCGTTTATTTCGTTATTTGTTCCTGTTGTTTGTTCTGTAGTATTAGATTCAGAAGTTGACTGATTTGTTGACCATGACCAGTTTTCACCATCAGTTGTAGAATATAAAAAAGAATTAGAATTTGTTTCTTCGCTGCTATTAGTAATTGATTCTTCATTAGAAGTGCTATTAGAAGATTCTGAACTTGTTATTGTGTCATTTGTTTCTGTTAAACTTATTTCATCACCTTGTGTATTAGTAATAATATCTGAATTACTTGTTGCAAATTCTTTTCCCAAGACTATTGAAATACTATTTTGTCTTGTTTCAGAAGTAGACTCTGAATACTCTACACGAGAAGCAATAGTTCCTGGTATGCAACCTGTTACAGGAATAGGTTCGTAAGTTTGTGCTAATTCATATTTTCCATAGTACTTTATTTCAATAGGCCTTACAACTCTAATAGGTAAAACAGTTTCAGCAAAGCTATCAGGATCATTTGAATCTAATGCTCTTATTTTAATTAATGCAATATACGAAGAATTTTTTTCTTCTATCAACGGCATTTTTATATTATGTAAAAAGTCAAAATCTGTATATGAACTAGTATTTTGCACCTTTTCATAAAATATTTTGTCATTTATGAAAATTTTATATTCAAATATATCAAATAAATTTCCAAAAGTTTTAATCTCAATCTTAAATGGAATATCTTCTATTAAATTACCAGATAACCCAGAACAATTATTAGATGAACAAAGTGATACTACACTTATCGACTGATTTAAATTTAATTTTGAATAAATTGTTTTAATAACGACTTTTTCTTTATTTAGAACATTATATTTTAAATATAAATTATTTATATCTACTCTATCGTTTATTCCATCGAGCAGCCTAGGAATATATATTCTGTTGTTTATTCCGTTTATTGCAGAATAATCTTTTATTACAGACATATTATTATCTATTACCGATATTTTTAATTCATTCTGCGAATCAATATTGTCATATTGTATTGTCATTGATTCGCCAATTACATAATCATTTTTGTCTTGAATAATGTTAATAGGTTTAGTATCAGTAATTTCTGTTGCACAATTAATTAAAAATAAACAAAAAAACAAAAATGTATTTTTTAAATTCATGCAAATAATCCTTTTATGCTAAAGCCTTCTTTTATAATTCCTAGTTCTATATTCTCTATATTTTTTCTAACTCTATATTTTCTATCTGCAAGTTTGCCGTAGTCTGAGCTTTTAATATGTTCAGCAAGCGATTTAAATTTTTTATTTAGTTCTTCTAAGTTTTCTTCAGTTACTCCTGATGTGTTTATTTCTTTAATAACAATAATTAGTTCTTTTTTAAAGTTTGTAAATATATTTAACCAGCTAGGGCCGATATTAAATCCTAAGTCTATTATTGCCTCTTGAACTTTAGAAGGTAATTTTGAAATAGGATTTGTGACTCCTGACGAGCTTAATGTTTGATTTATTCTTGCAATTGTTTCATCTAATATTATTTCTAGCAAAGCAGCAGCTTGTTCTTTTGTTATTCCTGAAACTAGAAAAACGTTTTCATCTAATGCAAGTTTTTTGACATATGAATTTTTTTTACACCAAGCTAAGAATTTAGCGTTTCCTTTTCCAATATAAGAATTTTCAAGTGTACTTAATTCTGTTCTTGTTTTTATAGTTGCTTTTTTAGCAGCTTCATATTTCTTTTTTAAGACTTTATTTTTTTTATTTTTTAAGTGTTTTGCTTTTAAAAAATTTTCATCTTTTATATTTCTTCTTAAAAGTGTTCTTTTTTGCAAGATTTTTCTTGGCACGCTACTTTCATTTCTAAATGCAAATGAAGTGCCATATCCGATTGTTAGATTTCCTTGATCAAAATATGGCTTGCTTTCAAAACCTTCTTTATTTTTTAGTTCTTCAAGAAAAGCAGACTTATCAAAAGAGCTACTATATAAAATTGGTTTTATTAATTTATCGCTAGCATCATATTTTTTGCTTTGTAAAATAGCATTTTTTATAACTTTATTGCTTTCTTCACTAGAAAGATCTTCTTCTTGATAAGTTATATCAGCTTTTTTAGCTAAGTCCATTAGCTTATTTTGGTCGCAAGCAGTTCCAAGAATTCCAGAAACTATTATTGCATTTATTTTTTTAGTAAAAAAATTTTTAATCATTACTACATAATTCCTTTTTATGTAATAATTATTTATAATAAAAAAATTATATTTTAACTTGTTTTAGGAAAAAAATCTAATAGATTAATATTGTTTTGTTTTGCGTTATTTAAAAATATAATAGGATTATAATCGTCGTTTGAGCATAAATATATTTCACTTATAGCTCGATTAATTCCTTCATCTATTGATATTAGCTTTTTACTAAATCCTACTTTTGTATTAAATTTTTCGCATGAAAGTAAATGATTTCCTAAATAATCTGTTTCTGGGTACCATTTAATAATATCTATATTCGTTAGTTTATTTAAAATTGAATTAACTATTTCGCCTGTTGTATAAGGATTTTCTGCAGCAATATTAAAATCATCATTCTCTATTCCTGATTTTATAGTTTGAAGAACACCGTCGCAAAAATTCTCAACGTGAAGATAATCTTTTACTTTTTCAGGATTTAAAAACATAGGTATCATAATTTTATTTTTTACTGAATAGATTGTTTTAGCAATTAAAGAATTTGGATCACCTACGCCACCATAAGCAAATAAAGGACGTATTACAAGCCACCTTTTTGCAGTATTTTTTACTATCATTTCAGCACTATATTTTTGATTTGCGTATAATGTTCTTGGATATACTGAACTATCCTCTTTTATTTTTTCATCTTGATATTTTTTTGTATCATATATAACAGTAGTTCCCATAAAAACGTTTAATATTCCACAATCATTTACAGCATCTGTAATAATTTGTGTACCTAATACATTTGTCATTATAGCTTCTTTGACATTAAGTGCAACAACATCTGTTCCTACTACTGCTGCATTATGCACTAATACGTCAATACTATCTGATTTAATTGCTTTTATCCAATCTTCTTTTGTATTAGAATATACGCAAGGTTCACCTTTAAAATTAAAGTATCTAAAGCACTTATTATTCTTTAGTGAAACAAATGTAAAATCATTATTTGAATTAATCTCTTTAATAAGATTTTTTGCTATAAAGCCTTCTTCACCTGTTATTGCTATTCTCATTTTTTCCTTATTTTTTAATTGTGTTGTTTTCAAAAACATTGTTATATTGTTGTGATACACGAATAAAAGTTGTACATTTTGATAATTCTCTTAAATGTTTTGCGCCGGTATATGTGCATGCTGATCTTATTCCACCTAAAATATCATTTATAGTATTTTCAAGCGGCCCTTTTCTATTTATAGAAACAGTTCTACCTTCAGAAGTTCTATGTTTTGCAACTCCTCCATTATACATATTCATAGCAGTATCAGAGCTCATTCCATAAAAAATTGCGTTACCATTTTCATCTTCTTTTATGTTCTCGTCATGACCTGCAAGCATTCCTCCTAACATTACAAAGTCTGCACCTGCGCCAAAAGCTTTTGCTACATCGCCAGGAGAAACACAGCCGCCATCTGAGATAACTCTGCCTCCTAGCCCATGAGCAGCGTCAGCACATTCAATAACAGCAGATAACTGTGGGTATCCTACGCCTGATTTGATTCTTGTTGTGCAAGCAGAACCACCACCAATACCTACTTTTACTATATCAGCACCAGCTAAAATAAGTTGCTCTGTAATTTCTGCAGTTACTACGTTTCCTGCAATTAATATAATATTACTATATTTATTTCTAATCTTCTCTACTGTCTTAATAAAGCTTTCTGTATAACCATTTGCAACATCAATACAAATAACCTTTATAGAATTATCTGTTTTTTGTTGCACTTCATTTAATTTAGCAAATTCTTCTAAAGAAGTACCTAAAGAATATGCATAATATAAACACTTGCTATCATTCATTCTTGAATAAGCATTTATAAGAGTATCTTTATCATAATGTTTATGAAGAGCAGTCATAATATTTTGAGTTGATAAATAATTTGCAGCTTCAATAGTTCCTACCGTGTCCATATTTGCTGCGATAATAGGAATTCCTTGCCATTCAATTGTTGAATGTTTAAACTTAAAAGTTCTTGATAAATCAACATCAGCACGTGATGTCAAATTAGACCTTTTAGGCTTGAATAGGACGTCTTTAAAGTCAAGTTTTATTTCATTCTGAATAATCATCGTATAATTAGATCCTTCCTCTCAGGTGAAGTAGAAATATATTTGATTTTTACTTCTACTTCTTTTTCAATATATTCAATAAACTTTTTATAATTTTCATCTAAATCATTGTAATTTTTACAACTATAAGTATTTTTCCAGCCTTCGAATTTAATTAGATTATTATCTTTCATTATAAAGACTTCATCTAGTCCATCTAAAACATCTCCTTTTGTAATGCAGAAATTATCAAAATCATTTAATTTATGTGAATATTTTAATTCATTTAAATTAAGCCAGCCTACTCTTCTTTTTCTTCCTGTCACAGTTCCAAATTCATTTCCTACTTTTCTTATATGATCTGAAGTTTCACAAAATATTTCTGATTCTAATGGGCCTTCACCAACTCGAGTAGTATAAGCTTTAATTACACCAATTCTTTCTGTGTGTCTTGGCATCGCGCATCCAATTCCCTGATCTATTGATCCCATTAATGTTGATGAAGAAGTAACATAAGGATAAGATCCTTGAGAATTATCGAGCAGCGTTCCTTGCGCGCCTTCAACTATTATTTTTTTATTTTGTTTAATTGCTTCATAAACAATTTCAGACGTATCTTTTATAAACGACATAAACAAGAATCTATTTTCATTAATATACTTATTTAATATTTCAAGTATGTTTTGTTTATCTACCTGAAGTTCGTTTGCATATTTATTTACGAGTTTTGTTTTTCTAGAAAAAAATGAAGGATTTATTTGTTTTTCTATAATATCTTCTGCACGAAGAGCAATTCGTGCTGCTCTATCTTCATATGCTAAACCGATACCGTTTTTTGTTGTACCAATTCCATTTTCTTTTTCTCTATTAGCATCTGCATTTAAATAAAATGGAAGAATAAGAGTTGCCTTTTTATCAATAAAGAAGTTTGTTTCATTAATCTCAATTCCTGCATTAGCAATTGCTGTCATTTCATCTTTTAGGCGATAAAGATTGACTACACAACCAGCACCAATAATAACTTTTGCACCATTCAATATTCCACTAGGAATCATTCTAAGTTTAAATGTATTACCGTCGATATTGATTGTATGACCTGCATTATCGCCACCTTGAAATCTAATACAAAAGTCTGTATTTTTTGATAATGAATCAACAAGCTTTCCTTTTCCTTCATCACCCCACTGACCGCCAATAATAGCTCTTACATTACTCAATTAAGATCCTTTTATATATTAAGTCTATATTTTTTGTAAAATTAGAAAAATGAAAAATATCTTCAATATCTTTTTCATTTAGTTCTTTAATAACTTCTAAGTCTTTTTTGTCTATTTCATTTTTTTCAATGACAATTTGTTGAATTAATTTGTATGCATTTTCTCTAGTTAATCCTTTTTGTAATAGTTTAATCAATATTGATTGACTCAATATTTTTCCTTTTTCACGTTTAATATTATATTCCATATTATTTAAATTTACATTTAAATTTTTAATAATATTAATTGCCCTTTTTACTATAAAACAACATAGAGTTATACAGTCTTCATATACGACTCTTTCTACACTTGAATGTGTCATATCCCTTTGATTCCATAAATTATTATTTTCAACAATAGGATTAATATAAGACCTAATTATTCTAGAAAGCCCACATATGTTTTCTGATAAAATAGGATTAACTTTATGAGGCATTGAACTAGAGCCTCCTTGTCCTTTTGAAAGTCCTTCAGAGACTTCTTCTATTCCGCTTTTGCTTAAGTTTCTAATTTCTGTAGCAAATCTTTCTACAAACGATGCAATTAATATATAGCTGAACATGTATTCAGAATAATTGTCTCTTTGAATAACTTGTGTTGTTATATTAGCACTTTTTATATTTAAACTATCAGAAATAAACTGTTCAAGATCTAAACCAATATGCGCATAATTGCCCATTGATCCATTTATTTTTATTTTTAAGCAATTTTGTGTAGAATTTTGTAATCTTTGAATACATCTATTACATTCTTCATAAAAATTAAGCATTACAAAGCCAAAAGTTATTATCTCTCCTGCCATTCCATGAGTTCTACCTAACATTTTAGAATCTTTATGATTTAAAGATACCTTTTTTAGCTCATTTTTAAATTCTAAAAGCAAACCATTCATATAGTCAGTGCATTCAAAAAGTTGCAATGTTAAAATAGTATCAAGAAAGTCAGATGATGTTAGTCCCATATGTGCATATTTTGCAAGAGAATCAGGTATTTGTTCTAATAGCGCATACAACATTGCTATTGTTTCGTGTTTCGTTGTCTTCTCAAACTCAATTGAATCTTGTTCAAGTTTTTTATAATCTATTTTATCAAAATATGATAGGTCTAATGAGTCTTTTTGATTATTTAATTTATTTAAATAGTATGTACAAACAAGTTTCTGTAAAAATACGAAATGTTTTAATTTGTTTTTAAAAACAAAAATATTTTGTATAGTTTTATCACTATATCTCTCTATCATGTATTATCCTTATTTATTATTTAGTTTTTCTATTTCAAATTCTTCTGCAAAGTATATTTTATTGAATAATAAAACAGAGTATAAATTTTTTTTGTTTATTTTATCTTCATAAACAAACAACACTATACAATAAATAGCTTCTCTTTTATGGTAATAAAGTTCTTTTTTATAGCTTTTATATAAAACTAGATCGCCTTTTTTTATTATATTTAAATTATTTTGCTGATTTTGTTTTGTTTTTCGTGGGTGAATTAGTTCTTTGATATATAAGATGCTTTGTGCCCAAATAATTTTTATTTTCAATATTATCAATTCCATAATAAAGACCTTTTATTTTTAGCATCTTATAGAAATCATCCATATACATTATATCTAAATTAAGACCTTGTTGTTGTAATATTTCAGCAGCATGTAAGTTTCCGCTAAATTTTGCATCTTTTCTAATTGCTTTTGTCTCAACATATTTATCTTCGTCTGGGTGATAAAAGTCTGGTGTATAAACTTTTATAGTACCATTAATATTTACATCAAATGTTTTATGTTCATATATATACGGTTTTTTTATAGCATCACAATATCTTGCATAGTCTGCTTCTAATGAGCTTTTAAAGAAATAATTAGGTGGTAAATCTTTTCTAAAACCCATTCTTCCAGAAGAAGGAATCTCTATCATTCCTGAGCTTTGTGACACGAATTGACAATGTTTTGAGCAATGTTTTGTTTGTCTATTAATAGGTCTTTCGAATTTTATATTACAACAACTACAAACAAGTTCTACTCTTTCTATTTTTGCAGATTCAAATACACATTCTCTTGAACAATATTTTTGTGTTGCTGTTTCTAATTTTATATATTCTTTGCCACAATGATCACATTCTGAATTGACTCTATCTACTTTTTGTTCATTAGCAAGTCCTCTATTCGCACAAAGTCTAGAACAGAATCTAGAACCTACTGCTTTTGAAGGTTGCTTTTCATATTCAATATTGCAATGAACACACTTTAATTTTACTTTTTGTACTATCTTAGGCATTTGTTGTTCTCATTTAATGATATTTGCCTAAGTAAGTATATTATAAAATTATTTTATCCAGTCTGGCTTTTCTTTTTTCCACGTGCCGGTTTCAGACTTTTCAGTAATATAGAATTTTCTATATGATTGTACTACATCGTTTTTAATATAATAGTCTTCATTAAGAGTAAAAGGAAACTCAGTTAGTGGTATGTCTTTGCATTCTGTAGGTACATTATTTTCGAACCACACAATAAAATCTTTTATTTTGTGAACTTTATTATATCGTAATTCAAATTCTTCTGTTAATCCTTTTAACAAGGATACGCACCATAAATAATTATACTTTGATTCTAACACCCATTTTGTATGCTGAGTGTTTATTTTTGTCATTTTATACGGAGGTCTTTTAGGATTGTCAATATCATATTTTGTCTCAAAATATAGTTTCATATCTTTTATAGAATTAAATTGACAATTTTCAGAATCTTCGCTATAGAACAATGAAAGCCAATGAGAATTTGATAAAATAAAAGCTGTTTCAAGAGTCTTTAGAAGAACATGCCTATCAGCATGATATTTTGCACAATTAATAGGATCTTTGTCTAGAAAATAAATATTCATAATTTGTTATTGCCTTTTAAAAAAAATAATATTACATAAGTCTTCTGTCATAATAGCATTATTAATTAATACATTAATAAAAAAATAATGATTATCATAGCATGAGTCTAAGATATAGAATGAAACAGGTATTCCTATTTCATAATTATTATTTTTATTTATAAGCACAATGTGACTGCTTTTAATAATAAATAATGATGATTTTTTATCGTATTTTTTATCAATATCTAAAGGTAAATCGCCTCGTTTATGTAATAGAAAACTTGTTTCTTTATTCAATATCTGCTGTATAAGATTCATTGTATAATATTTTATCTTTTACGCATTTGTCAAGGTATTTTTCTAGGTCTTCAAATGAAGTACATACCTTAATACCACTTCTAGCAAGCATTAGATTAAATTTAGCGCCTGGTGGCAGTCCTGCACAAAAATAAACAATATCCTTATTCTTTGCGAATGCATATCCTGCTTCCCATATTGTTCCAATATCTTTATCACGAGTATTAACAAGAACAAAAGTAGATTTTTCTATATGCTCAAGATTACCTTTAAATACTTTATCTTGTGTTTCAAGATCTGCATCAGGTTTGCAAACAAATATTTTACGTGGAGAATATAATTCAAAATGTTCTGCCCTATCATAAAATATTTGCTCTAAACGAGTCAACTCTTTTTCTTGTGTCTCATTAAACCACCCGCTAGCAAGATAAACTCTATGCTGAATTGTTGTCTCATTTTGCATAATTAATTGATTTCCTCTGTTAATGCTGTTTTAATTTTATTAATTGCTTGAATATCTTCATTCCATAGACGCGTAAACATTTTTTCTGCATTAATCTTTACATCATTGTCACCATTTAGCTCTTCTCGTCTGCATTGATAAATTGCATCATTTTCATGAAAGTCAAACTTATCATTTTTAGGTTCTGGAAAATATAGATTTGTGCCGCGTGAAGTCCATGTGCCATCAGGAAGTTCTACTCTAAATGTCTTAATATAATGCATGTCTGGTGCATCAAAATTCATACAAGTAGTAATTTCTGGAATAACTTCACATATAATTTTTGCCATTTTTGTTGCAATGATATTATCAACTTCAGGTTGAATTTGTACATCTTGACGTTGTTTAATAAGTGCAATTAGATCTTTTAAATTAAATCTTGCAATATAAAATGTCTCAAGACATTTTGGCAATATTTCTCTAGCGTCCATCATTGAAATACATTTAGAATCTACCATGTCTGCGTATAATTGCTTGCTTTGTAGAGCAATTTCTTTCCAACGATCCAAATAAGTTGAATTCTGAACAGACTCTGGAACAAGAATATTGTCATTCCTAAGGTCGCGATCACCTGTGCATTGTGCTGCAAAAGATCCTGCACGATGTCTAATTAGATGCGTGACTGTTTGAGTATTAATACCGCTAATCATAAATGTAAATCCTAGACACTCCATAGGTGTAGGAAGTGCTCTAAAATTAAGAACATCTTGAAGATTAAGTGATTTTTCTTTTAAAGAAGCAGTATTCCAAGAAATTTCATCAGTAGAATCAGCCCATGTTGCTTTAGTCATAAACCAAGCAATTTTTTGAGCTTGTTCCCTAGTTGGTGCATCAATTAATTCAATTTTTAGTGATTCTAAGTTATTTTTAAATTCTGTTTTACATTTATCATTAAATTTCAAAAGCATTGGAAGTGTAATTGGATTTAAATTATTATTTAGTGGCAAAATGTATTTCCTTTTTTTATATTATAAAATTTATTTTAATTTTTTACAAATTAAATTTTCTTAAAAATTCATTTTGATGATAACTAAAATGAATAATATTCTCATTTTTTACTGAAAGGTTGTACGATGTTATTGGTATATAACATTTTATACCATGAGAAGCATATTCCATTGCATGTTTTGGGCTGTCGTCGATTGCAAATTTTAACTGTTGATTTATAAACCAGTCTTTTTTAGCAATCCACAAATATTTTTCTGCTGTAAATGCAATATTGTCAAATATAATTCCATTATTTTTTAGCCAAGTAAATGTCTGATTTATGCATTTTTGATTTTCACCTGGTCTTGATGTAAGAAGTTGTATATAATAATTGTTTTTCTTTAATTCATATAAAATTTCTTTACTTTTTTCTATAACTGGTAGTGATAGAAATCCATCTTGTTGCACGAATTCATGAAAAATATTTTCAGGACTTAATCCTTTATCTTGAATTTCAGTAGAAAAATAATAACTTTTATTATCTATATCTACGTTAATACAATATTCTTTTTTTATCCATACTGCAAATGTTTCTCTAAATTTGCAAATAACATCATCGATATCAACAACTACAATTTTGTCATTTTTGTTAGGCTCTTTTAATTCTAGTTTTGTATTTAGTGTAATATTTCTTTGTTTATATGCATTTTTTATTTCTTCATGACTTATATCATAAAGATTATTTATTGCAAAAACATACCTCATAATATCAATACTATAATATAGCAAATTATCTTTGTCTATTGAATTATTTTTTTCTTTAAAATCTGAGCAATTAATAATATTTGTAATTTCATTATGCAAAGATAAACAATATGTTTTTAGCAATTCATTTTTTGCTGGTAAGCTCATACCTTCAGTAGAATATAAGTTTTTTGTATATTCTTTCTGCTGATCCATCATTTTTTTAATGCTATATGACATTATTTAGTTTCTTTAAAATCCTTTTTTGATATTCAGTTAATTTAACAAAATCTTCAAAATCTTCTATTTGAAATTTTTCTGGTACTTTTTTATTATTTATTAGATAATAAGCTTCAAGCATATATAATTTTTGATCAAGATCATCTATTTTCGACCTATAATTAACATTAATATTATTAATTATTCTTCTTTCAGCATGTCTAATTTCTTTTGTTATTAAGAATATAAATTCATTTTTTACTAGATTAATATTTTGAATATCACATTCACACATTAAATTTAAATATATGACGCCTGTGTCTATTGTTTTCTGAATGTCTTTTACAAATATATAATCAGTATCTGCGCTATAAATGCTAAATTTGTCCGACTTTACAATAACAATTTTAGTTTCTATACTTAGCCCAAGCTTATCTAAATCTTTGTCTAGAAAAGGTTCATATTTTTCTACATTAAAACGTGTATCTTTGTATTTATGATGTTTTAAAGATGAATATGCTTCTTTATTATAAAAATAGGAATGAATAGAAACATACTCAGAGATACCAATATTGTAGTATATAAATTGACTTAAATAATCCCATAAATTTATTGCAAGTAATACACTTCTTTTTTGATTTATAGTTAAACTTAAGTCTTTATAATTCAATTTTAGTATCCTTCTTTAATTCTATTTCTTATTATTTCGTCCTTTTTTAGAAAGGATTCATAAAAGTCTTCTACTGAAATTCCGCAAAGAATCATTAAAGAAAAGAAATAATTAAATGAATCTATTATTTCTTCAAGAAACATTTCTTTATCAATATCTTTAATTTCAGTTTCGCGATGCGGCTTCCAATTTTTTAAATGACCAAGCGCTTCAAACATTTCTTCAACACCTTTTAAGGCTGTTTCTCTTAAAATAATTTGAGAATTTTTTGCTGATATATCTAACGGCCATTGAGGATATGCAGTTTTATACTTTTTGTTAAGCAACTGCATAAATTCCTCGCGCTTTTTAAATATTTCTTGTAACTTATCCATTGTTGTCTTCAGTCATTCCTTCAAGCTGCTGAGTCATTTTCAAAAGATTATTTTCAAAAAGCTGCTTATATTCTTCTGTCAATACAAGATTTTGTTGTTTTTCGTCATAAAACAATTCGACTTGTCGCAAATAGTCAACGATATCACAACCTGTTAATAGCGCTAACTGCAAAATTTTAGAAATATTAATAATTACTTCGTCGTTTAATTTCATTTTTTTCCTTTTTAAATTATGATAGGGCTTTTTATTACTTGATTATTTATATTCTCATCATCATGAGACATAACTTTTAACATTTCAACTGAAGTTATTGTTTTCAGACTTCTTAATACTGTAAGAAGATCTGTATTTGGATTTCCCGAATATTGTTTAATAAACTTTGGAATATAAGAAACGTTTAATTCAATTATTCTTTTTTCATCTACACCAAAAGGATCAGAGACAGGCCTTGTTTGTCTAACAGTTACTATTCCTGCTAATGCACGCATGTCTGTCATAATATCTAAAACAGTAGGCTCAGTAGGCTTATCTATTGATATTTTAGCTCTAACAATCATTTCTACTAAATCTTTATGTTTTTCAAGTAAAAGCTTTTTAGCCACAAGCATTTTCCTTATTATTTATTATATTATATATTATAATATTAATATATAATTTTTACATTTATTTTTTTATATTATAGACTTTAAATAATATACGAAAATCATTTTCGTAATCTTCAAAACAAGATACCATATCCCAATTATTAAAATTAATTTGAGGAAATGTTACATTTCCAGAAACAAACTTGCATATTTCAGTGATATAAAGTTTATCACAATATTTTATGCAATCTTCATATATTCTACTGCCGCCTATAAAAAATATATCTTTATTTGTATTTTTTAAACTATCTAAAGCTCTTTCTATAGAAGAAAAATATTCTATATTTTCATCTTTAAATTCATTATTGCTAGTTATGATAATATTTTTTCTATTTTTAAGAGGTTTATTATTTAATGATTCAAATGTTTTTCTACCCATAATAACAATGCCCCCTTCAGTTATATTTTTAAAATATTTTAAATCTTTTTTTGACTTCCAAGGAATTTCATTGTTATTTCCAATTATATTATTTGAACTTATTGCAACTATTAAGCTTATCAATTAATATTTTTTCTCCATTAGATATTTATTATAAAAAGGAATTGATATGTCAATTTTTTTAGAAAATTATATAAAAAATTCATTTATATTAAAGAAAAAAATAAATGAAAATAACTCTGTTGCTTCTTCTGGTGCAGCAATTTCATTGGCAATAATTGCTTTAGCTGGTGCATTTTTTTACTTTCACGATAGAAAAAGTGAAAGATTAAAACCTTCAATTACTAGACCTGCAGAAGAAAAATTAGATAAAAAAAGGAAGCTTGATAAAGAATACACTTTTAAGCCTGATGTTTCACCTAAAGATTTTTTTTACGGAAAAGATCTTGATGGTGCATATTTAGAGAGCATGCAAGATGAAGACGCTATTTATACAGTATTAGTTAAAGATGGAGATATAGTTAAAATCGTAGATGAATTTCATATAGATGAGTCTGCTGTTAGTGAAGTTGAAGAAGTATATAAAGCTGCAAATGAAAAATTAAATATACCTTCAAGTGTAAAATCAATAGGATTCGATTATACAAATGAAAGAGCATTTAATCTTAAGAACTTCTTAAAGTCACACGATATCATTAAATCTGTATCGAGAGAATCTGTTCTTTATATAATTGAAGATATCGAAAATACATTTTTTGCATCAGACTTAAAAGATGTTGCAAAAAATGTAAACATTCAAATATTTTA